ATGCTCCAGGAACTGGAGCGATCGATAGCCCCAGATGCCCAGGCAGAGATCCGAATTTATGCCGGTGGCTGCGATATCCGCGTTCGCTGGAACAAAGGATTGAGGGAGGCGAACCAGAACCTGGGTGCGGAGCAACTGGCCCAGATCGAAGAGTTTCGTGAAGAGAAAATGCGGCAGGCCTGGGACAAGCTGATTGCCAAGTTCCAGGGCTTGCGGGATATGAAGCCCCGTTACTGAGGCTCACGGAAAGGTAAGAGATATCGCACGCCACCTGGCGCACATAGCCGGCATTTCTTAATTGCTAACCAGGTAGACTGGCCACCGGTCTGAAGGAACAGGCCGTCTCGGACCAAAGCCGGCAGGGATGCCTGGCGAACGCGACACCTGCCCAGTGGTGTGACTACAGCGAGAGTGCTGCCTGAGACTATTAAGGGAGGGGCCGGAAGCCCCTCCCCTTTTTTCACTCCTCGAAAGCACCAAGGATCTGGTGCAACACCTGCAGCACAAGCTCCTTTTCCTGTGCGAAGATCACCCTGAAAAACTCATTAATAAGAATCAGAGCATTCTTATCGTTCAGGTGTACTGCCTGCTCAATTGCAAAAATGAGCGTTTCGAGTAGTGCCTTTGCGGCTTTAAGATCCATACTTCTCTCCTTATTTTGGATCAATTGCACACAAACAGGCACACGGGAGTACTGGAAATACACCTTGCATGGTGTATCCTAGAAAGTGCGGTAACGAAGTCGGCAAACTCAAACCGCTAGCTCCAGGCAGGCCTCCCGAGGCCTGCTTTTTAGTTTCTGACTTAACTATTCTGTTCGTCTCATCACCTCCTTTCTTTTGTCGGGCTGAAATTACGGTCGCAGTGAAATTAGGAAAGTAATCTTTACCCCTCTAATTTCTACTCCTCGCTCTGGATTCTAGTTAGATTTTCCAAAATCGGTAACTAATCTGCTACAAAATGCGACACTCTTTGGTGTTATTGAATAAGCCACCGGTCCCAGCTAACGGATCAACTACTATTCAATCACAGATTTTCAAACTGCAACCCCAGGAATCCGGATGCTCGCATATTGATAGTGCGCGTCCAGGAACTGTCAGCAGCAAATCCATTAAAACACAGATCCGGATTCTTCCAAGCGGCCATACCCAAGTCACTTGAAATCCCAGATTACCCGTTAAAAGAGTTTCCACAATCCCCGAAAGGGGGGTTACTAAAAAAGAACTTGCAAGAAGGGTCGACGTGCGAGGAGTGTGAACAGGCGAGCAGAGAGACTACTGAATGGAAAGGCGATCGAGAACAAAGCCTTCTGCAGGATCTTGCTCGAGGAGATCTGAAATAACATCACCATAACCATCGATGTGGCTGTACCACACAGGCTCCCTCGAGCCATCTTCCAGTGGCTGATGATAAACAATTGACCAGGCTTTTTTCCCGTTTGCTTTGTATCCAGCACCCCAGAGTAAACTGCGAGACCCAAAAAACGTTTCCGGATCATCGAGAACTGCGTAGGTTTCCGTAAAGCTGGACGTGCCAAAGCCCTGGGGCGTAGGCGGCCAGGCAGATGTTTGAACAGTCGCGCTTGTTGAATCATCTGGCTCAACCAGCGGCAACTCTTTATCAAGCTGTCCTCCAAAAAAGACCGAAAGCTTTTCTATCTCCCTGATCGTGCCAGACCGAGTTTCATTCCAAATTGGTATGAACTGGTTGTTCGGATCGGGCACTGGCTCACTGCTGGACACAGAATAGTTTGACTCTGTGTAGCCGCTCCATATCGCACAAAAGTCGAAACGGGCATCAATAGCCACCACCTGGATTTCATCAGAAGTGACCGAAAATATCTGGTTAACAGACTCCGCTCGTGATCCTTCATAGTACACGCGGCCCGTGTTGAACTCCTGGAATTGTGACATCTGATGGTCAACACTGATACTGCTGTAGCGAACGAATGGCGCCGTCGCCAGTGTTTTACCTTTGTCAGTCACTATTTCTGCAGCAGCACTGGCTGAAGAATTCTCAGATCGAGTGTAGGTTTTTACGTAGGGCCCAGTTCCAACCTGATCCTCTTCTGACTCCGCCACTGTCGAACGTGAGTAAGAGGGAAGCTTTTGATTTACCTGAACAACATCATCGCCAATGTATTCAACGTAAACAGGGCGGACTCGAGAAGTGATTGAGACAGTATCATCGACAACCCGCCGCTTGTAATTCGAAGGGAAGCTTTCATCAATATTCACATACCGGCGGTTTGAAGACCCGATTTGTGTTTCTCTATCCCATAATTCAGATGAAGTAACTCCTGTATTAATATCGAGATCTAGCCGGAAGACCTTCGCCGCTGAGCCGAAGCCAATATCCCGCGCAGTACAAACGGCCCGATCGCCAGAACGGCTGAAGTACCAATCAGTCATCGACCTGGTGGTGGAGCTTTTATCGAAAGTAAAGATCTCCTCGGCAACTGCATCCTCAAGGGGTCTCATGAATTCATCCAGTTCAACTCGAACCACTGAGCCCACTTCGGCCCGATAATCGAACTGGGATAGCACGGCAATCAGAAAGTGCTGAGACCCTGACTTGTAAAATGCCGCTCCGTGCACACTGCCATTGAACTCCCACAGCACGCTGCCATTGAAGTAAACAGACTGTTTGGCGGACCAGTCTTGGCGCCAATGCTCAAATTCACCTGGCTGGCCCGCAAAATCTTCGGTGGCTGGATCACCTAAACCAGAGGCATCGTAAATCCTGGTAGGAGGACCAGACCAGGAAAGTACAGCACCCTTCTCTCCTATCCAATTCCTGTAGCCGTAATTCTGTTGAAGCCCCTTTTCAATGTTGTATTCGCCAGAACGATAATTCAGCTGCCACACCCCTTCCGGCCCGTTTTCTGTGCCAATAGGTGGATTAATCTCTCCGTTCTGATCTTCATATGGCTGGCCAAAAAGAGTAGCCGTGGAAAGTTGCTCCGGCAGCTCCAGTTCATACCGTGCCACCCAGAACACAATGCTGAGGTCGGAGCACTGAACTGGCTCTTTTTCAAAGCCAATCACCAGCGGGCCAGAGTCAGTAAACCTCACCAACACGCGATCACCGTCTTCAAAGGCAGACCCGTTACAATCCATGTACTGGATTGGCACCGACTGATAAACGGCCTGCTGGTTGATGTTCAGCTGCTGGGCAGACGAGAAGGCGTCATCCAGGGTTACCGTGCAGGCATCACCGTTCAGATCGCTGATGGTGCCCAGCCGATACCCGGGCCGCCATTTCTGAACACCAGGAAGGATGGCCAAATTGAAGTACAACTGAGGCGCAGACTGGGCAATGTCCGGGAAAAGGGATCCATCTCGCGATGCGTCATAACCGGCTTCACCGCTAAAGCCAGGCTGGATGATCACACCCCGTCCGCCCTCGTCATTGAGATCCGCAAGGCCCACCTCTCCACTGAGTTCTTCAGTGAAGTCCGCGCACCAGGCGTCCAGCGTCTTGGATTCCGGTACCGCCTCGAGGAGGTTCCGGCGCTTGAGAAGGGAAAGGTTTTCAGCAATCAGAACGTCCCGCTGATAGCGCAGGCGCCCGATCGCCGCCGTTTGTTTGGCCAGCTCTACCTGGAGATCGCCGATCTGGCCCGCATACTGGTCAGGCGCCTGGCGATAGTCATCGATCAACAGATCAATGTCGCGGCGCAAATCATCGGCCTTTTCTTCCGCCTGCAACACCTCCAGCTTCTTCTCTGGAATCAACACTGCCAGCTCAGCGATGCGTTTGTTAACGCGCTCCAGCTCGGCCTTCACACGCTCCACTGCGTACTTCAGCCGAACCCGATAAAGCCCGGCGCCTTCACTGGAAACAATCTCACCGCGAGACATCAGCTCTGCCCCACTTCACAAAACTTGTCAGCCCGGCTCACGTAGTAATTGATGAAATCCACAGTGAATTCCGCGTTGCGGGCCTTAACCGTCATGCCAGGGCGGAGAAAAAGATCAATGGAGCAGCGCGCACGAAACTTGCCATCAGAGAAGTTCAGAGATCTCAGGCCCTTCAAAGGCCTCGTATTCTGTGAGGAAACGAAACCGGGGCCATAACCGGAAACCGTAGCGGTCAGCTGCCGAGGACCCTCGTCATACCGGAAAGAAGAAAAGTCGGATCGCATAATCTCTTCAGAGCGCTCCGAACCATCCGAGAATCGATAGCCTTTGGACACGATCAACTCACCACCGGAACGCTCCTGAATCTCTTCCAGCCGGCCAGAGGCGCCAGGAATCACCGCCTGAAGATAGTTGGAGTTCTCGCCACTACGCGCTGTCGCTTGCCAGCTGGAAATACGAAATACGAGATCCGGGCTACCTGTGATGGTGAGCGTATAGAACTCCCTCAGCTGGCGCGGATCCAGTCCTTCAGTCCAATCCTGGAACCCCTGAAACTGAGCGGTAAGGCCGAGTGCGGCTTGGACAGCACCAAAGGTCGAAGCGGCCTCACCCTGAAGTGAGGCACTGAAATCAACGCTGGCGCTGATTGTTCCTTGAACCCCCTGAATTCCTTGAAGCGCAGCGGTAAAGCCGAGCGCAGCATCCAAGCTGCCGACATGGTGGCCACCCTCAAGAACAGGAACAAAACCAAGCTCCGCCTGAATCGTTCCGTTCGTGCTCGCACTACCGATGAACTCCGCAGAAAAGGTCAGTTCAGCAACAATCGATGGTTCGGTGGTACCAGATCCGGAGAGATCAATGCTGCTGACGGCAGGTGCTGAGTACCCAGACTGAGCGCCCGACAGGTCGATACTGGAAACATCAGGGGGTGTATAGCTCATGGCTAAACCGTTCCGAAGCTACTGGGTGAATACGGGCCGTGCGTAACGGGCTGAAATGCCCCACCAGATGAGAACAGATAGAAGACAAAGTAGACCTGTGCAGCCCCATTATCCTCAAAGGTGAAGTTAATGCTGGTTTCTGCTGGATCTGAGTTGTAAACCGTGGCAATCGACCTGGCCAGCGGAGAATCGAGCGTAATGCAGTCAACGTTGAAGGAGGTCGTTCCTGCCGGTAGCGTCAGCCCCATACTGACCGATCTGACAGTCATCACGCACCCCCGATCGCAATCGTCCCCGACGTAATCGCAACCGGGCCATTCTGTGTGATGGTACCGGTATTCAGAGTAAGTTCAGCGCCGTCACCTGGTCCGCCTGCAGTAAGGTAGATAACCTCTGCCCCGTCCCGGTCCAACACCCGTGCCCAACCCTGATCGCCTCCATTATTGGCGGAGTTATCGTTGCTGATGGTCTCGAAGGTGATCACTCCATCGGTCTCTGTAGCAGCCGTATTGGTCAAAGCCAGTTCAGCCAGCAGGGTATCGGTGATCGCCTCCCCCATGTTGGCCGGAATGGTCCCGTCATAGATTTCGATCATCGGGGTATCTGTGCTGCCATTGGCCATAGCAGCGATGATCTGTTGGGCTATTGCAGAACGGAGTGCAGTAGTCAGTTTCATTGATCAATTCGCCTCTCAACAAGAACCACCAACCGAATGGATTCAGTGGCTTCAGAATAGTTTTCCGGGGCGCCGATAAAGCACCCCTCCTCAAACGACACAATCAAACGGCCATAGGCCTTAACCATGCGGATCACGTTCTCCACCTGGTCTTTACTTGAAGGAGTCCATTCAATGCTGAGCACCCGGTCTGCGTCCGAGTAACCGAAATCATTGATCTCAGCTTCCCCATCCAGCGTTGCCGTGCGCGAAACCCGCCGCGAAAAGTCAGCGAGGCCACGAGGGTCTGGGTTGTTCACAGTCACCAGACCATTCAAATCGAACTCAGGAGCAGTGATAAAAAGCATCATCCGTTAAGCCTCAGTAGCAGCTCTTCACCCTGCGCATTCATGCGCACCTGGATTCCCTCGAGGAGAGAGAACATCAGCGCCTCAAGATGCGGCTGAAGGCCATCACCGGAAACCTTGATCATCGCGTCACCATTCTGGAGTTGCCGGGTTTTCTGGCGGATGTACTCAATCTGCGCTTCAGTCAGCTTGCTCTGATCATTGAGGGATTGTTCGCGGTACTCGTTTTCTTTGCGGAGCTGTTCATTGATGCTGATCTGAGTGAGGCGACTCGCATCATCGAAACCGCTGAAGAGATCAGTAATTGTCTTGCCGGTGCTTTCGAAGGTGTCACTGATCGTGTCGGCTATGGCCTCAACCTGCTTGGCATTGGCTTCGACTTCAGCGATGTCCAGCGAGATCTTCGCCTCGATGTTCTTGATTCGCTCATTGCTGGCGATCTTCTCCATCTCGATGAAGAACTCTTCGGATTTCTCCACCGCCTTTTCCGTTTTCTTGGCAGTGTCCTCCATGGCATTGCCGGATTTGACGATGGTTCCGGAGAAGGAATTGATCTTGCCGGTGGCTTCGTCATAGCCCAGCTGAAGAGTTTTGTTGTTCTCGGCGAGTACTTCCGTGGTTTTCGATACTTCACCAAGTGCACCACCGCTCGCCGATACCTGACGGTTCAGCTCTTCAACGGCATCAGTAATGCCGCGCTGTGAGCCACTGAATTCCTCAGTCTTGTTGGCATTGTCCACCAACTGCTGAGCGTAACGGTTGAACTCCTGGCGTTGCTCTTCTGTGATTTCAGTGGTGTAACCCATGGTCTGGCCAAGGGTTTTGTTCATCTCGTCGTAACGCTGACTGATCTGCCGAAGTTCTTCGGTTTCGTCCTGCAGCTTTTTAATCTCACCGGTGGCCGGCGCGAAGCTTTCAGACAACGCTCTAATTTCGTCACCGTTGAAGTACTCGTAAATCTTGGCACCGATGGAACCGAACTCTTCATCAATCCAATCGTTGAGCTTTCCACCCGCCCAATAGCCAGCGCCAAGGGCTAGCCCAATAAGACCACCCTTGCCAGCAGTGGTGGCTGCTATTGCCTTAATGGAGTTCAGGTTGCTGATCAGCGTCTTGAAACCCTGGGCACCTGCGAGGGCAGTCAGGCCAGTACCGACACTACTCAGCCCTCCGGCCAGCCCTCCAATGGCCGGCAGAATGGTATCGATCGCTTTCCCGACACCCAGAATCTCACCAACTGTTTTCTTGGTGGTGCCATCAAGCTGTTCAAACTCCTCAATCCCTTTACCGATGGCCTGAAACAGTGGCTCAAGCCCTTCGGCAATTCCGCTGGAGACCTGCACCAACGCGGTGAACGCATCCACCACCCGCTGCATCGCAGACTGCAGGCCTTCCACGGTGGAGAGATCCACGTTGCCAAACAAGCCCACAAACAAATCATCGAGTTCGCCGCCCAAATCACCAAACGATTCAAGAAGGTCAGAGAAGTCCAGCCCCGCAAGCGCTTCAGGGAAGTTTGCCGCAATAACCTGTAGCTTCTGATCGATGTCCTGAGCAAGCCCTTCCAGGCCGTCCAGAATCGGCGCAAAGGCACCATCATCCAGCTTTATCTCATTGCCTAGGGAATTGAAGATGCTGGTGATTGACTCCACCGCAGAGCGGGTTTCGTCCGTGAGATTTGAGCCCAGTTCGATTAGCGCTGAATTAACGTTGTTCTGAAGGGTTTGTCCAAGCAGCCCAAGGGTATTGGTCAGTTCCTTTGAGGCAGTTACCGCATCACCTGCGTTGCTGCCGTATTTTTCAAGGCTTTCCGAAAGCCTCTCGGAGTTTTCGCCAGTCAAGGCAAGCACCGGAACAAGCGCCTCTTGCGTGCCGAAGAGCTCTCTGAGAACGGTCACGTTGCCGCCAGTCTTATCTGTCACCTCTTGCAAGAAACCTGCAAGCCCCTTGCTTGCAAGGGCGCTGGCGTTGAACTCAATGCCAAGCTCATTGGCCAGTTCAGTTGCCTGCTTTGACGGGCCTATAATTGAGTTAAGGGCAGCCCTTATGCCAGTAATAGTTTCGGCGGTACTGGTGCCGGTTCCGGAAGTAATGGTGGCAATGGCTGCGCCAATCTCTTTAAACGAAAGCCCTGCCGCATCAGCGATAGGGGCTAGCCTACCGATTGTAGACGCCAGTTCCGGTATCGTCGTTTGGCCAAGTTGAACAGTTGTAAAGAAGTCATCCGCGAATGCGCCGGCCTGATCTGCCGATGCGCCGAACGCATTTAGAGTGCTGACCAAGGCGGCAGTGGTTTCGCCCAGGTCCGCCCGGCCGGCGATGGACAATGTTTCAGCCGCAGCCAGAAGTTCCAGCGAATCCTTGTAATCAACGCCCGCAGAGATTGCGCTATATGTAGCGCTGGTGATTGCGTCCAGGGAGGCGGTCGAGGTCTCAGAATACGAAAGGATCTGGTCCTGAAAATCCCGGAGGTTGTCCGCTGGCTGCCCGATCAGGGTGGCGATCTCGCCAAAGGCCGTATCGAAATCATCCGACAGCTTCACTGCGAAGGCCGTGATACCCACACCAGCAGCAGCCAGAGCAAGATCCAGCTTCACGATGCTGTCCGTGATATCGGCCAGAACGCCGGTCACGTTGCCGGTTTTGTTAACCAGGCCATCCAGCCCACGGCCAACTGAATTGATGGCACCGCCAGTGTCGTCAACGCCGCCGAAGATCAGCTCTACCGTTTTCTTGAGGTCTGCCATGTTTTCTCCGGGCATAAAAAAACCCTGCCGAAGCAGGGTTGTTTGATTCAGGATTTTCTCTAGCTGCAGTAGTAAGCCACTTCGCTTTCCCAGCGAGTTACGCGGTCCTCCGCATCACGCCGCTCACTTTGCTTGTAGCCGCGCCTGAGCAACTGATCGAGTTCATTCTCATACCTTTGAAGTATAATTTTCGCCTTGCGGCACGAACTGGATTCAGCACGGGGTTGCTGCGACGTTGAAGCAATATCGTTATCAGCTCTGCGATCTGCTCTTTCCTGGTCTATCTGGTCAAGCATTTCTCGCTGGCTATCCGTGACCATAGATCCCGTCTTGCTTTCCCGGATGTGCACTTCCTCCTGCTGACCAGGTGGCGGCTGATTTCCAAAGTGAACGTTCCCGTTCTCATCGGTCCACTTGTACACCTGGGCAACGGCGGAGAATGAAAGGGTGGCTAACAGCAGGAATAAAAGACGCATGGATTACCTCCGTGTAACAGATTGTAAAACCATAGCACATCACTTCTTGCTCTGCGCTTCATACCAACGTGCCCACAAAGCGATTTCTGTTTGCGTTAAGTAGCCCTCTGGAAGCACATCAGGCCGGATCTCGAAGAGAAACCGGTTGTTGCGATCCGCCAGGGCTAGGCTTGCCTGGATGTCTGGGTCTTTCCAGAGGGCTTGCGCTTTACCTGGGCAACCTTGCCCTGGCCTGTCAGGTCATAGATCTGATTGGACAACTCCAGGAAGTCCGTAGGAAATGCCTCCGCAATCCTAACCACATCGCTACGCTTGAGTTTTGGCGAGATCACCGCCATCTCAATGTGTGCAAGTTTCTTGGCGAGAGCCGGAGGAGAGTTTTCACTGATACCCAAGGCTTCCAGCATGCCTTGAATCTTCTCAGCTTCACTGCCCGCCAATTTCTCAAGCGCCTTAACCAGCAGCTTGCTTTTATCCGCTTCCTGATCTGCCCTGGCCAACTCTTCAGCGGTCAGGCCCCGAACACGGAACACCACCGGTACCGGCTTGGCATCATCCCCCTCACCTTCGTAGCCAGCAAAGCCAGCAGCCGTGAGCCCAGAGAGCGGGACATCCTGTGCCCGCTCCTGGAACTTCGCCTTGCGGAAAGCGGCAAGGTCGAAATTACTCACAGCGATACCTCTTTGCCCTTCTCATCCACGTTGATGGTGCAGCTGGCCACAACATCGCCACCGGCTGGATAGGTTCTGGCGATCGCCAACACGCCCTGCTCAATGAAGTGCTGGGGACGATTCTTATCCGGGTAAAAGCGGAAGTACAGGTTTCGGCCCTGCACACTGGCAATGGTATCGCTGATGCCATCGGTGAGGTCCACGCTGAAGGTGGCGTTGTTCAGGCTCTGGGAACGGGAGTTCTTCACCCGGGTATAGGTCTGTTTACTGGATGAGGAGTAACCCACCTCGGAAGGCACGAAGTCGTATGCATCGAACGCTTCAATGAACTCCGGGGTGGCAAAGCTGGCGTAAACGCCTTTGGTCACATCGCCAGTGTGGATCTTCTTCAGGGCGGAACTGAAGCTCACCTCACCATTCACGTAGTCAATGGTGGCGATCGGGAACACGGCACTTTCCATGTGCACGTTCACCAGCTGGAAGATCTCGCCTTCAGTCACTGCAGCAGCGGAAGAGCTGGAAAGGCGAACCTGTGCCAGTTCAATCGAGCCAACCGGAATCAAAGGCGGTCCGCCGGCATCGCCCCGGGTTTCGACAAAGCTGGTATGCTCTGTGCCCTGAATAACCGTAACGGCACCAGCGCTGTCACAAACGATACTGTTGATGATGTGTGTGTCGGTAACCGCCCTGGTAACCGAAAGACTCGACTGGGCTGCAACAGCCAATTCTTCGCCCGAAACAAAGGCTGTGAATGCTGCGATCGCAACCGAGTTGTTGCCAGATGCCGGGGAGCAGGCACCACCGGTAACCACACCATCAGCCCGAACCACAGGCGCAAAGCCGGCAGCCTGTGACCACAGCTCTTCACCGGATTCAAAGGTTTGCGCATCGCCAGAATCGGACAATGCAGTCATGGGAAAGGCGTTCTGCCCGCCTTCAAATTCGAGCAGCGCGTTGTCTGTAGACATAGGGTTTCTCCTGGTTTTCAAGCGCCACCGGGCGCGGGGTTTGTCTGACTGGAGGTGTTACTGGTAAGGGCTGGTATTGCTGGTTTCGTAAACGATCTGGAAAGTCACCAGAATGATCATTTCGTTCTGGCCCGGATCTGGGGAATCCAGAACCGAATCCGTGTAGCTGATGTGCTTACAGAGCCCGCCGAGGGTCTGATCGCTGGCCAGGGCATCATCAAGCATTGCCGCCAACATCTGATTACCCTGAACGCTGGAGTTGATGCTGTGGTCACGCTTCGCCATCTCCCCGACGTTGAGCGTCAGGGTCATTTCGTACTTCCGGTACTTCAGCTTTTCGGCGGTTTCGGAAGGATCCCAGATAACTCGGGCTGGCAACTGCTCTCTGTTATCCAACTGTGCGCCACGCTCTGCGTTCAGGCGGCCCGCGAAGGCCTGAACAACTTGTTCTCGAATGCTGTCTGGCATCAGTAGCCCCTAATAATGGCGTCGATTTCTTTTTCGAACTGCTGCATCTGGTAGATCGACATTCGCTCCCCGACCTCTTCTTTCACGTCAGTGAAAACCTGTGAGAGCGAAGGACCGTAGAAGACTTTGATCTGTCCACCCTGCGGGCCAGCCGTTGAGCGCCTGCCGGCAATTGCCAGGCGCCCTTCACTTTTGGGAAGCACGATGTAGAAGGGCTTTCCATTAATCTCGGAACTTCCGCCAAACACCTTTGCGCCACCACTGGGGCTAACCTTTATCTTGATGCCACGGGGCGGAATTGGTGGAGGCTTCAGCCAACTGACTTTATCGCCCGAAATCAGGGAATTCGTAGAGAAGCGAGAAAGAAGCAAGCCGCGAGAAGGCGTAGAAACTTTGGACTGCAACTTTCTCTGTGAAGCATCGGTGATTTTGAGCAGGCTCTTCACATAGGCGGCATTGAGCCGCACCTGTTTGCGTATATCCTGGCTGGATTCAGTTCTCGCCTTCGTCGCTGTTTTATTCAGCGAACGGGCATGTGCCCGCCTTGCCCCATCCGAAAACTTCGCCAGCAGGGCCCGCACTTCCTGCAGGCTGGAGCGATCAACTTCAACTTGCATTTGCGTAGTGCCTCGTCACATGCCCGTCATCTGTGATCAGCCCATCCAGCACCCAATCGGTTTGTCCAATGGTTACCTTGTCACCACGGCGCGGCCGATCCACGTAGCTCTTCCGGATTTCGATCTGATTCCGGAACGTGGGCATGTTGGTTTCATACACCTGGCGCTGTTCCACATCGCGATCCAGAATGCAGCGGATCTCAAAGCTGGCACCCTGGGCATCGGTGTAAACCGCATCCACGGCGAACTGTTCATCAATGGCGGACTCAAGCCGGCCCGCCACTGAATCGAACTTGCTGGCCATCAGCTGCCGCTTTGCTCGTCGCCGCTTTCGTCATCGTCCGATGCGCTACCGCTGGCGTCTGGTGCAGCGCCAGAGGCAAGCACAGGGCGCTCACCTAATTCGCCATCGTCTTTGATCACGCGAACGCAGCTTTCATATTGTTTCAGCTCAGCAGCGGTCATTTCGCCTTTGGTGCCAGCTTTGATCACGATCTTTTCACCGGTGGATTTATCGCGGTCTTCAACCCGCTTGATAAACACCACTTTGGTTTTCTTTGCAGCCATGTCATTCACCTTTCTGGATTCGATTCAGATATGAAAAAGCCGGCCCATTTCGTGAAAAGGGCCGGCTTAGTTCAGGGTTTCAGTGCTCCGCTTACGGAGTGGGCAGAACCTTCGCACACAGGGTGGCGTCGATCCGGCGAAGAACCGGCAGCGGGCCGGATTGAGTCATGATGTACTCAACACCGGGGTCGTTGTCCGGCCAGTTCTTTGGCCACATTTCCGCTTCCTGGTACTGCGCGTTGGCATCCAGAATCGCGCCATAGGTACGCACGCCACTGGCGCCAGCAACACTGGCAACCACAATATGGCCGTAAGGAATGAAGTACTGCTTGTTGCCCTGGGCATCCTTGTACCAGCCCTTGTACTCCCACAGCTCCGCGCCATTTTCACGGAAGCGGCCAGCGTACGATGCATCCAGTTCCGCTGGCGCCATTTCCAGACGGGTCTCGGAACCACGGCGGGTTTCAGCCAGGTCCTTGAACTCTTCATCTTTAAAGGCTGCACGCAGAGTTCCGGGGCCAAAGAACACGTGGGTTGCCGGAGCTTCCAACAGTTCAAACCAATCCTGAAAATCCTCAACTGGCTTGGCAGTGGTCTGGTTCCAGGCACCGGCGCCGCCGGAGATATCAATAGTTAGGTTCGGGTCGCGACGGAAATCCAGCAGCTTCTCCGGATACTTCGGCCCAGAAACAACCACCTGGCCAGTCAGGAGCACCTGCGCCAGCATCCACTCTTCACGGCGACGGATCTTCTTGCGGTGAGTGGCCAGCAAATCCATTCTGATCGCGTCCGCCCTTTCCTCTGGCGTCAGCGGTCCGCTGAACCCTTCCCCGGGACGGCGTTCCAAAACACGATCGGGACTCACAACATCCTTCGGTTTCAGATAAGGCGGAATGAACTTCCGAAGTTCGCCTCCCGGCTGTTGGCTAACCTGGCCAGGAACATAGGGGCTCACGAACGGAGCCAGTTTGAAATCCTCATCCCAGGCATCAAAGGCAATTTCTTTGGTGCCAAAAGTCACGAACCCCGGGCAAAAGAGGTTCAGCAGGAACGGCATGAACGGATCCAGACGGCGGGTACCGTCCAGCAACTCAGTGGTGCTGTAGTTCATGGGGTGATCTCCTCAGATCTGGTTAATCAGGTGATGCTGGTAACTCAAGGCTACCGGGCGATCACTCCGGGGTTACAAGTGAGATAGGCGTGCGATCGAATGCAGCCAGTTGCTCAGTGGCAGTCCAGCTTGCGTGGAAGCTAACCTGGTTCTTGTCCAGGTCGCCGCCCTTGGCATAAACCACATTCATGTCGCCACCACTGGCATCCGCATCGTGGTTCAAGAAGCCGATAGGGTTCTGTGAACCGTCGGTGGCATCCTGCTGAGACTCGATCAGCTTGCCGGTTGCGGCAACACGGCCGATCGCCCGGCCTCGCGGCAAATTCTGGCCACTGGCCAAGGTTCCGCTGTCGAATGCCACCAGGCCGCCCAAAATGAACGGCGCCGGCTGGTAAGGCACGTATGAAGAGCCTGCGTAGATATCAGACATGGTTGTTTCCTCTCGGTTAAAAACAGGTTCTCAAACCGCCCGCCAGTGGCGAGCCGTTCCGGGTTAGTGGACTTTCTTGCTTGCGCCGGTGGCTTTGGCGTGAGCAGCGGCCAACTTTGCACCGCCTTTGAGCTCTCCTCCCTCTTCGCCGGTAGCGGCATCCGCTGCGATTTCCGGCTGCTTGGTGTTGCCCATGGCCGCACTCAACAGGCCAGAAGGTGCAGCCGCGTTCTGTTCAGGAACTTCAGCAGCGGCCAGTGCAGCCTTGGCATCTTCCACAGACATCGTGGTTTTGAACGCCAGGTGTTGGGCCAGCTTGGTGCGGCCTTCGGCTTCGTCACACTGCAGGATGCCGGCAATGCGGGCCTGCTCTGTGGCGGCCGCATCAGCAGCCAGCTTGGTGGTATCCACGGTTTCCGGTTGCTCAGTGCTGGCTTCCGGGGCGGGTGCCGGTGCAGTGGCCGCCGGCTTCTTTGTGCTATCGGTCATAGTGCTAACTCCGATTGTCGTGGTGGTTTGGATGTAGTCAGAGAAGGCGGCCAGCATGTCGTGGCCATTGATGAGCTCGTCCGCAAATCCAACATCGATCGCGTCCTGCCCGGTATAGATGGCCGCCTCAGTGGCAAGCACATCCGATGCTGAGAGGCCAATATGGGTACCAACCATCTCCGCGAACTCATTGCGAAGCCGGTCTGATTCGGCCTGGAATCTGGCGAGTACCTGCTCAGGCAGGTTCTCGTAGGGGTTGCCATCCACTTTGAAGGCGCCGGAGTGAATCAACGTCACATCAATGCCGTTGGCCTTCAGCTGCTCTTCAAAGCTGGCATGCATCATCACCACACCCACAGAACCCGTCCGGGCGCTGGTGGTGGTGTATCGGTAATCGGTGGCGCTGTGCAGGGCCATGCCGGCACTGCAGGCCATGTCGTAGGAGATGGAAGCGATCGGCTTCTGGCCACGCAGCTCATTCAGCCGGCGGGCCGTATCAAAGCAGCCAGCAACCTCACCGCCCGGGGTGTCCATATCCAGGAGGATGCCGTTCACGGTTGGATCCGCCAGGGCTTCCTCCACCCGGGCAATGATCCCGTCGTAACCGGTCATTCCGGAATACGGCTGCAGGTGCCCGAACTTGTGAACCAGCGTGCCGGAAACAGGAATCAGGGCAACACCGCCGAGTACTTCATAAGGCCGGTTACGCGGCCGATCGGAGCCGAACGAATCCGCCCGCATCCGCAGCTTCTCCTGAGATTCAATCAGGCCGAACTCATCCTGCAGGCTGGCGATCCCCAGCCGTGGCGCCAACGCGCCAAGAAATACCCGGGCATAGCCAGGCTCCAGCAACAGCGGCTGATTCAGCACACGGGCTGCAATGTTCTGGTTTCGCATAGTTTTCTCCGGGCATTAAAAAACCCCGCCGGGGCGGGGTTCGTTGTGGATCTTCAGCTCAGAAGAACGTGGGCTGGGCGATGGATCGCGTCAGGGCCATGAGGCCGGTCTGAAGATCGGTCTTTCCGATCGCAACCCAGCGAAGTGGCTCGGCGGCATCGAAGGGCCCGCGCACTTCATCTGGCAGGTAGCGGTTGGCTTCCTCCAGATAGGCCCGGACCTTGCCAACCAACTCATCCAGTTTAGGCCCGAAGGCTTTGATCTCATTCATCAGATCAATTTCTTCCTGCTTGAGATCTCTGTATCCACTGATTTTTCGGTGCTGGTTATCCATTTCTTACCTCATTGGTATTTGGTAGCAGGGGCTGGACTCGAACCAGCGACCTTCGGGATATGAGCCCGATGAGCTCCCAACTGCTCTACCCTGCTAAAACTCAGTTTGCGGCTACTGCCTCCGGCTCCTCCTGGTCAGGAGCAAGGGCCAGCGCTTTCACCCAACTGGGTGGCGGCAGGCCGGCTTTCTTCCGTTCATCCATCTCCCGTACCTGCTGAGCAAAGACTTCCTGGTAATCCTCGCCCATCTTCGCCAGCTCTTTCTCATAAGTGGAAAGGCCGGATTCAATCAACAGGATGGATTCCTTCACTTCCTTCAGGCCATCGATGGCGATGCGGCCGGAGCCGATCCATTCGCAGTTGCACCAGGAAGCCTTCGCTTCATAGAAGCCACGGGTGGCGGATCTGGGCATGCGAATTCGGCCGCTGTCGAGGGCTTCCTCCAGCCAGAGTGCGAAGACCATGGAGGCGAACCGGCTGGGGATGATCTTCCGGCGACCCATGAAGTAGCGCCAGCTTTCCATCATGCTGGCCCGGGCCGTGCTGTAGCTCAGCTCGCGGTAATCCTTGGTCAACGATTCTTTTGAAGTGTTGGTGCCGGCGGCAATCCAGCGGGTGATGGAGGATTCCAGTTCGCTGAAGCCGTTATCGGCATTGCCGCTGGTCAGGAGATTCAGGTTCTCACCCGGCATCAGGTGCGGGATCTTCACGCCGTTCAGGCGTATGTCCGCACCCTCGTGGTAATCCGCCAAGGTGCTCATGTATTGAGTGAGCTTATCGGTGCTCAGGTCCCCACCGATGATCTCCATGGCGGCTTCACTGCCCAGCTCGCTTTCAATCACCGCCGCGTACATGGCGTTAACAATGGCGTTCTGCAGCTTGGTCTGTTGCAGCTTGCTCAGCTGGGGCAACTGTTCCATAACGCTCAGGAACTGGTTCTCCCCTCGGGTCTGGCCATCGCCACGGGGCTCGAACACATGCAGGAACTGCTGCCGGCCCCATCGGGTTTCCCTGGGCACGAAGGTCCAGGCGTTGCCCATACCATCGGACAGGCCATAACCGGTGATGTCATGGTTGCGAACCCAGTAGCCCACGGCCGCGCCGAAGCGGTCGACCTTCACCCCAGCTCGCAGGCTGTTGTTGTCCGGTGCGTGATTCGGGTTGCACACACGGTGGTGGTTCACCAGCTTGATAGCCGTGTTGAACAGCGCACCGGGCCGGCCCGTGATCCACTCGGCGGAGGCCATGCCCTCGCCGGCACTGGTGTGGGTAGCCGTGATCTCCCGACACATCATGGTCAGGGTGCGCTTGCGCTCGGCATCCACGTAACAGTTGATCGGGTCTTCCGCATATTCGGTGAAGGCGTCCTCCACCTCTTTCGCAAAGGCCCGGGCATCCTCTTCGCTCATACCCAGCGCCCGCCATTTCGGCTTGTAGCTGAGCCGGAACATGTGGCCAACGATGTTATCCACGTGCAGCTGCACGCCGTTTTTGGCCAGCGCATGGTTGCGCACCAGGTCTTCAGCACGGGCATTGCCCCGCTTCAGGTCTGGCAGCAGGGCCGCATCCGCCGTTTTGGCGCGCGGGTTCCAGCGCTGCAGCTGGCCACCAAAGCCGGTACCGGTGCCGGTGTAGCTCTCAGCCTTCCGGATCGGCTGGCCTGAACTATCTACAAAGCTGATTTCTGGAGTCTTCACAGAATGAACCTCGCAGGACCACGGCGACGGCCGGCGCCACCAAGCTGGCTTTCCAGGCTGGCGATGTAGGCCGCCAGGTCTTTCTTGCTGGCCTGGGAGAACTCAACGGTTTTGCCGTCCCGCTGAATGCGAACCACGGCCTGCCCGGTCAGCAGGTTGTGGTAGGCACTGCGGGCCTCCAGCAGCTGGGTTTCAAGACTCATCGCATTCTCCGGGCAATATCAGCCAGGCTTCCGCCTTCGGAACTGGCTTTGGAAGTTTGAACAGGCTTTGCTGCAGGCCTCTCTTCAGCCGACCGTTCAGGTGCGGCCGGTGCCAGCAGATCACCCTGCTTCAGTGAAGCTTCGCGAGCATCCCACTGGTCTGGCTTGCGCACGTGCAACTTCATAACCCGGGCTGCATGCAGAGCGTAAATCTCGCAGTCCAGGGCCTCGTTTCGCACGCCTGATTTTTTCTGGTAGACCTTCCGCCCGCCACGCTGGCGAGATGGCGCTTTGATCTCACTCAGCACCTGGGTGAAGTAGTCCGATCTCACATGCTCATAGAAGTGAATCCGCCCGGGCCCATGGCCCTCCAGTTTCAGGCGGCCAAAGAAGAGATCCTTCGCTTTGTGAACACCAACAACGTGCACCTGAAGGCCGTATTTGCTGGCCTTTGTAGTCTTGTTGTTCAGGTCTACTTTCTTCGGTGGACTGACAATTTCGCGCTGCAGGTTGTTGGATTCACCCTTGCCGCTCATGATTTTCACGCCACGACGCCGGCGCGATCGCACATACTGGTACACCGCATCGTTGGTCTGGCCATCGGAAGAGTCGATGGTTGCCGCTGATACGTGGATCGGGAAACCCAGCTCATGCTGGTAAACGCCGAAAATGAAGCGGTCCAGCTCTTCGTACACCGGGTCTTTCGGATCAATGCAGGTCCGGGCCGCGGATATCTCGCCCCAGAACACCAGCCAGCTTTCCTCTCCCCGGCCCCAGGCGCGAACGATGATCGCCAGGCGATCGTGCTGAACGTCGACACCCACAGTGAGCTCCAGGCCACCGGCTGGAACGGTGAGTTCCTGGTAGTCCAGGGCCCGCTCTCTCAGTGCATCCTCACCGGGGACATCGGTACGGTACTCATAGGCCAGGCCAAGGCAGCTGTTCTCGAAAACGATCATGTCGCTTTCGTCGCCCTGCTCCAGTTCCTTGCGGGCCTTCAGATAACGCTCTACCAGCATGGCCAGCTTGGAACCCGGGAACGGGCTGTAGAGCTCATTGATGTAGAAACCGGCCACGCCCCGGAATGGCTTCTGGGCTTTCCAGTAGCCTTTCCGCACGTTTCGATTCTTGTCCACATCACGCCAGGGCACCCCACAATGGGGGCATACGTAACGGGCCGTGCTGGGCTGGGCGGTACCAAGGATCTCATCGGGCACCTCGGCGCCCTCATCCCAGATCACGTTTTCCCAGGACAACACGTGCTCATCGCCGCACTCGTGGCAAGGCACCATAAAAACCCGCTGGTCGCTGGCCTGGTAAGCTTTGTCTACCCGGGACAGGCCCTTCACAGTGGGCGTGCCCCCGAAGATCACCTTCCGGTATTCGTAGGTTTTTGCGCGCTCCTCGAGGAGCTTGACCGAATCGCCCTGCCCTTTGACGTTGGTGTTGCAGTCATCCGGCTCTTCGACACAGACCACCGGGGCGGAAAGTGACTTCACGTTGTCCGGTGCGTTGGATGCAACCAGGGCAAGAAATCCGCCCGGGAACTTCTTGAAGTCGGTCCGGTTGCCCGTGCTCCTGGAAGTGGAGACATCCACCAGTGGCCGAAGCACCGGTGAGGATTCGATCATGGGCACGAACTTCTGATCCAGGTACTTCCGGATCGTCTTGTCCTTCGGGAACAAAAGGACGATGGGGCATGGATCGTTGTGAATCCGGCGCGCCAGGTAGTTGTTCCAGACACCATCCGTCCACGCCACCTGCGCAGACTTCCGGCAGACCACCTCTTTCACGGTGGGATCGTCCAGGGCATCCAGCATGCCAGGCACCCACGGGGTGAGATCCGTGGAGTACTTGCCCGGCATCGGGCTGCTCTCCTGGGCAAGGTACCGGTACTGGTTCGCCCAATCAGTTGAGCTGATCTTCTCCGGTGGCTCGAACTTCGCCAGAGCCTGGGCTATCACCAGCTCCAGGTTCGCGGCCAAGGCCTGCCAGCTGTCGGAGGATTGATCGAGAATGCTCATTCAGAAGCTCGATATCGAGATCGATGTCATACAGCGTATCGATCTCAGTCTTGAGTTTAGGGTTGCCAGTCAGCACACCTGTGCGGATAGCCAACACCACCTGTTCCAATCGAGCCCCCACCAGTGCCGCTGGCACCAGTTCTTTCAAATCCTGCGCATAGGCCAACTCTTCCCGGTTGCCTTTAATGCGCTCCAGGCGCTCACGGGCTGATTCATGGCGCGCGCCGTTAACGGCACGCTCCATCAGCCACTCGTGAACATCCTGGGTGTCGTACTCATTCGCCTGACCCCGGCCACCAGCTTTGGCGATCGGGAACGAACCGTCTTTCTGGTAAGCCGTAAAAGACCTTTCGGAAATACCGAAGATCTCAGCGAGCTCTCGCTTGTTTACTCGCTTACCCATTGCTAACTCTCTGATTCAAAACCAAGGAAGGAAGGCCAAGGTTGCGCTAAGTCTGCGAAAAAACCGCGAGTCTGCGCCCCCTCAGTGGCGCTACCCGCCAGAAGGACCCGTGCCCATCAGGCTGTGACCTTGAACTCTGTGGATCCGCCTGCAGCAACACAACGAATCGCTGTCACAGCGTTAACCATCAGCGAATCGGTGTAGCCGCTGACATCGCCTTCTGACCAGGGCTTACCTTCTGCTGATCCAGCCTCGACGGCAGCTACATCATCCTGGGTGTACTCAACCCGGGCGGTACCAGCAGCTGGCGCAACGCTAACCAGAACATCACCCACACCGGCCGGGAGGTACAGCCACTCACCGGTGGTACTGGTCACGGTTTCTTTGTGGTTGAAGCGCTGCCGGGGAATGGTGCGGTTCTGCTGGAACTGCTGGTCATCCAGATCTGGCGAAAGCTTGTTAGGCATAGTGGTCACCTGAAGAGTGTTTGATTAACGGATCCAGTCAGTGAACGGAACAGCGGCTGGAACAGACCCCGGGGGGAGGTAGCGATTTGCTCAACCACTTTCAGTGTGGCCGACACCACAGTTTCATTTCCGGCATTATCAACGCCTGTTGCTGTCATCGTGTAGGTACCGATGGCCAGCTCGTTTAACTGTTGGGTCCAGCTTCCGCTTGAGATTGTTGGGCTGTAGGTTGAGCTGTGCGTAACGTCCACGCCTTCAACGTCAAGGGTCAGGCTTGTTGAATCCCCTGCACTACCAGAAGCTATGGGGGTAGTGTCCAAAGTCGTCAGCGGGTTAATCGTGACAGCCGGTGCGATGTCATCAATCACCGTTACATCGAATGAGTCCTGGATGCTTCCGTCCGAACTGTAGGCGGTAGCCACGAGCGTAAACGGTGAGGCCTCAATATCATCAACATTAGTGGTACCGGAAAGCACAGAACCATCAAACTCAAGGCCAGAGTTCGATGGCAGCCCGCTGAGGCCGTAGGAGCTGGCACCACTGAAGTAGTTATCAAGATCGACACTGACGGCATCGCCCTGCCCCAAATTCAGATCAGGCAAGGCCGAATCGAGTGATGGAAGCACTGCAGCGCGGGTGGTAGCGGACAGACTGGAAGACTGACTGCCGATTGCGAGTGAGCCTGTTCTCTCTACCTCAAAGCCATTGGCAGTTCGGATACGCGGCTTTACCAGGTAACCAAGCTGCACGTTGGTTGTGGCCGAAGTGAAGCCTGCAAACCCGGCGCCTGCGTCCACCGCGTACTGAACATCCGTTCCAGTCACTGATACGGCAATCTCTTCGCCCGCATCAATACCAGTGACCTCAATGGCTGGGAACTCTACCCACTGATCAAGGGCCTGGTTGGTCAGCGGATCTACCGTGAACGCATCGGGATCGGTGTCAACCTGAGCCTCAACCGTAATGGTTGCAGTGATCGTATCAGTGGTGCCGTCATCGAACAGCAGCCCGAAGACAATAAAGTCTTCACCAGTGAACCCTTCGTTAGGGGTGTAAATATCGGTGATGTCATTGGCCCATAGTCCTTCAGCTTCAGCCCTCGCGCTATCCAATGTGCCGTTACTCGGACCTGATTCAATCCAATGAAAAGTACCGGGTGTGATTTTAATAGGGCTTGAAAAGCCAGAGTTGCTGTCCACATCCCCTACTGGCGAGGTAAACGGTGCTATCTGCGTGTAATCAACACCAGTGATGGTCGCAGTCTCAGTTGCTCCTGAAACAACCATGGAATAAGTGCCTGTCGCCAGTGTTCCAGGAATGCGCACCTGAATCTGATCATCGGTCGGGTCGTTCTCAGCAACCACACAGGCGACGCCGTTGAGCGTCACACTGGAAATCGACTCTGTAAACCCGGAAACATCAACCAGGACCATCTGATACTGGTTCACCGCATTGTCAGAATCGACTGCGACCACAGCCGGAGCGCCAACGAACGGGCCAATGTAGCCCGCCTGCAGGTCTGCCCCGCTGATGCCGCCAGTGATCAGATCCATTACGCGAGGTCCTCAACCGTCAGATCAACGTTCAAGCCTTCGTTCAGGGCCGGGTTGAAATAGGAGAAGTGAACGGTGTCGCCAACGGTTACGCCGGCCGATTCCAGGTTGATGGCTGAAGTCTGAGAGCTTCCGTTCAAGCTGCCATTGGTGGTGCTGAAGTGAACCGTTGATTCCGGATCAGAAGATTCCCGAACCGCAATCTTGAGGTTCGTGGCATTCGGCGTCAGATCACCCGCCTTGTCTCGGATCGTCTGAGCTGAGATGCCTTCAACAACCGCTGCAGCCGTGGTGTCATCAATGACTGTCGGGGTGGCCTGGACGTTCGGCGTAGGCTCATCATCAACAGCGACAATCGCATAGCGGTAACCAGTCGAAGCCGAAGCCGTAACAAAGTCCAGATCAGCAGAGATTCCTGCTGAGGCTGCGACGAAATCAGCCTCAAGCGCCGGTGAGCCAGAAGCGTCCTGACCGTCAATAACCTGTTGAGAGGTCGGAACAGTGGCACCGGCTGGCAGTCGAACGCCGTAGAACACGCTGTCCTCATCTGCGGTACCGCTGATGGTATGCCCGTTCTCACGGGTTTCAGTTACCGCTGGAGCGACTTCGTAGACTGGTGGTGTGGTGTCGGAAACCGGGGCCACTTCTTCAATATAGCCCGCCATAAGGTACGCAGACGAACCGGTCACTGATCGGTATTCAACAGTAATCTTGCCTGACACCGGCGAAATGCCGTTGAAAAAAATTACATCATCTGTCTGCTTCTGAATGGCATCTGCGTTAAGGACCTGAGAGGTTCCACCGTTTACGCGGACCTCTGTTTTTCGGTCTACTGGTTGGCTGGCAGTGAACGCTAGATTATAAAATTTCGAGTCATCTAGACCGGTTATTTCAAACGATTTCCAGACAACGGCATCACCATGGTAATGCCCTTCATACATGATGATAGCTTCGTCTACCCAAGCCGCATCACCAGTACCGACCTCGTTTGCACCATTGCCGCCGATTGAATTAGTGGCCGATGGATAGCCCCCAGTCCAACCCGTTGCCACTCCATTATCCACGAGACCAAGACCGGATGTATTTTTCCGAATGTCATTCCACTTGTTTGTGTCAGCCGGCGCAGTCGTGTTCTGGAACGCCAAATAAGCAATGGTCATGGCAAGTTCTCCGGAATCGAGTCGCGAATCACGACATCATCAATTGCGTACCATTCCTGACGACGGTCCGCGTCGGTATATGTGCCCGTGTCCCAGTCCCAGTTGCCGCCAAGGGCGACCACGTTCCACTTCGGCATCTCACCGGTATGGCTTGCGGGCACCCACATAACCTTGTCGGTTTCCAAAACCAGTCGATCATCAAACCACTCTTTGAACTTGCCATCCATAACGCCAGGGGCTGAGTTCATTTTGAGATAGAACCCGTACTTAGACCATGTACCGGCAGGGCCGTAGATCTGTTCGTGCGTCGGGTAATATCCAATATCTTTAGAAATGAAGCCGCCGTTGAGCTTGTCGGGGATTTGAGGGTCGGCACCATAGGTTGATCCAACCGTATTGGATGTCCAGTTCCCGGGATAGTCACCGATGTATACGAGGTCCCGGGGGATGTCGTCTATCATGTTGTTGTTCATGCCGTAGCTGACGCCATGAACCCCGCCACGAAACGCCAGGTAATTACGGATTCCAGTGCTTTCTTTGTAGTCAAGAAAGAACGTAGGGCCGTTCTCTCTGTCATTGCCGTACCCGAAAATATCAGGGCTGCCCGACCAACTGCTCACTCGGAAAAGCTTACCGCCGCCCTCTGGCGTCCATCCTTCCTGAAACCTGACATAAAATTCAGCGTAAATTTCGTCAAAGCCTTCAGCGAAATACTTGGCTAAGATGCTGTCAGACGCCCAATAATCCGGAGTCTGGGTGTGGTCTCGATACGCAACAAAGCTCTTACCAGAGCCACCTCGTGCCTTGGCCGAATTAGCCGCAAGAATCTCAATAACTTCTCTTCCACCTGGGTAACCAGCCGATTCAGACCAATACGGGTCTTGTCGAACCGCGTACCAACCCTCCGGGATAGTATGCGTTCCTGCGATTTGCACTCGGTCTGTAGAATGCATAGCACTAGTCCAGTCCGGCTGATCATCAAACCCATCCTGAAAAATCACACCCGCCGGCATAGACCCAGCCACCGGCAACCGAGTCAACCCAACCGGCCCAACATTCCGCTCTCCGGCATTGGCCGCCTGGTTGTTGTACGCGCCGTTATTGGGCATTGCTGGTTGCCTCACGCTCATTCCACGCCCGAGCATCTGCCTTATCAGCATTGCACTCGCGAACAGTGCTCTTCAGCACTTCAACGTACTCAGGGCAATAACCAATCACGTTAACCTCCGGCCCTGGGATCACTGTCGCTTCCAGGTACTCTGCTGGCACCCTCTCCCGCACGATCTCGGTTCGGGTCAAGTACTGTGTCTTGGCGCATGATGTTAAAAACAGCATCAGGCCAAGGCTGATCAACACATTCCGGAGCATCTTCGAGGGCCTTTCTGAGTTCTTCACGGGTTTGGGCCAGTTGCTCATCGCGGAGCCGGCCCCGCCGCTGGCGTTCAATCGCTTTCTGCTCACGCCAGGCAATGTCTTTTTCGAGGTACTTAATCGAGGCGACGTTCTCGCGGTTCGCCTGGGCCGCATTGCTGATAATCACCGCCTGTGAGGCATTCTTCTCCAGCAGCTGCTCCCGATCGCTCCAAAGCCACCAGAAGGCACCAGCCACCACAACCACCAGCGTTCCGATGATCGGCACCAGGAAAGGCGCCAGCTTTGCCTTGGCGGCTTCAAGAATCACTTGTCACCCGGATTGCCGCGCCAGAGCGTCAACACAGTGGCCAGAATGCCGATCACAGCAGTAACAATGGTCGCCACCGCAGCACCGCCAATAGCCTGCATGACTTCAGGATCAGTCACACGCAGCACAACAACCGTGATGAGCACGCAGGCCCATATCAGAACCAGGCGACGAACAATGAAGTGTTTGGCAAAAAAGTCAGGCATTACCGCTGTTCCTCGCTGGCCATCCGGCGCTTCAGGATCTCTATCTCACCCTTCAGTCCCATAATCTTGGCGTTGCACTCATCCCGCTCCCGCTGCATCTCTTCGCGGTAGTGAATGGCCTGGGCCTTGAGGGCGTTATCCAGATCGGCAACCACCGCATTCAGCCTTGTAAGCTCATTGGAATAATGGTCCGCCAATGCGCTCTCGCGCTCCTTGAGGCTGGCTTCAATGGCAATGATCTGTTTGGAACGGGTACTGAATAGCCCAACAACCACCCAACCAATAGTGGCAATGACGCCGCCGATGAAAGCCCAGAAGCCAGGGCTATCGTTCAGCATTGTCGCTATCTGACTGAAGGGCATCCGATCATTCCGGGTCATGTGGGCTCGGGGTTACGGGTATTGGTGCCAGGGCAGCTGGAAATGAGGGCCGTCCTTGAAAGTTTCCCAGTCACCGCCCCACTCGATAGGCACGCCAAGCTCCTCAGCGGCCTGCTTCATCGCATCAGCGATCTTGTAATACAGTGGCCAGTCCCAGCGCACACCGCCGGTAACCCAGGCACCCAGATCCACCGCATGGCCGGTCAGGTGCCGGCTGTTCATGGTGGTGGATGCGCCAGAGTCGAACAGTTCCTTCTGGCGAGACCTGGAACGCAGCCCTTCCAGAACCGTGAAATCCACTTGCGTGATCTGGATGGCCCGCTCAACCACAGAAAAGAGATCGTCATGAACACCAGAAAGCCGCGCCATGGATCGGTTGCTCAGCTTGAAGGCCATAACGCTCTCCCAGAATTGGAAAACAGCCCGAGACAACAAAACTCGGGCAAAGGTCCCGGCATGTTGGACCGTAGAGACACTTCCGATGATCAGAACCGCCGCCGGCCAAACCCACCAAAGCCCCAAAAGAAAAACCCGGCCATCGCTGACCGGGTTTTCAAGGGCTCTTTTGGTGTTCAGCCATACTTCTGCGACTGTACGTGATTCAGGCTATATCCGTGCATGCACAAAGTCAATCTACTTTAGTATTTTTTAACCTGCTTACTGAAACAGCCGACCATCCACCCAGGCCTCCGCACTGCGCAACAGCACCCGCACCTTCTCCCGGCTCATTTTCACTTCCAGGCCAATCATCGAATAATCCCAGCGCCGCACGTAGTAGGCCAGCACCACCTTGCCCAGGTCTGGCTCCCGCTTCTTCAGGCTGGCCACCGCCTGGTCCACCGCCAGGGCCTCATCATCCGGCACCGTACAGCCACCCACACCAGCCGTGAGCTGAACCGCCGCATAGCCCGAGTTAACCCCACCACTGCGAACCCACACGCCCCAGTCCTGCAGTCTCCGCCTTGTTTCATCCAGCATAGCTGTCTCCATTCTTCGGTTTTTTGATTATGTGCAGGGTATGTGCAGGGTTAGTTTTCAACCCTGCACATGTTTAGCCGTACTCTCCCAACGTCTGTGCAGGGTGTGCAGGGTGTGCATGGTTATTTGCCTCGCGCGGGAGAATTTTTTTATAAGGGCCTTACCGGCCCACAAACACAACGCACGTATTACACACGCGCACGTGCGCGAGAAACCCTGCACACCCTGCACACCCTGCACATCCCTTCTGCCCCATGGCCTGAACGTGTGCAGGGTTGGTTTTCAACCCTGCACATACCCTGCACATCCCTGCACACAGTTACCCTGGGCATCAGTCCATCTCCATTTTCGCGGTCTTGCGCCGGAACTCTTCCACGCAGCTACCCAGCACATCCATCTTCGGCTTCTCTGGAGGGGGCTCATTAACCACAAACATCATGGACTGGTATTTCACGCCCTTGATCTTGAACCACTCCCGGGACTTCTCCAGCCGGCTTGAAAAGATCGTTATCAGCTTCGTTTCAGTGAGCGGCCGGTTGCCGGTTTCGTTACACCATCGCCGGTAATACAGGTAGAGATCCCGAGTGGTGCAGCTGATGAAAGGCGCTTCCAGGTCTCCGGCTTCCCAGTCCCGAAAGAACACCTCAAAGTTCGGAAGGCTGAACTCAATCACCCGCTGCCTGGCAATCGTGTCCAGAGGTTTGGTATGGGGCGAGAAATCACCCAGAGGATAATCCAGCAGCAGCTGGTAGAAGGCCGCCGGCCCACCGTTGGCCAGCTCAAACGACACCTTGTTCTGCAGCTCCGTACTCAGCGTGCCCTTGGGCCACACCACCAGGAAGCGCCGATCAGAAGGCTCCAACGGGAACGGCTGAATCTCATTACTGAGAAACACCCCGTTCATGTGGTTGGCTTCCTCCCAGCCGCTCACGAACTTCCGTTCAATGCGCTGGGTCTGCCCCGTGATCATGTGCTTGATGGTGCCCATCTGGTTGTGCTTCTCCGATCGGGAAAGCACTTCCTCAAACACCGCATACAACAGCCGGCTTCGCCAATCCGTGTACTGGGATTCCAGCTGGTGCTGGCCAAGGATCGCCGCATACCGCCCGTAGATCATCCGCATCACTTCGCCGAAGAACAGCGATTTACCACTGCCGTGCACATCCGAATGGAACAGCAGCGCGGTATCCAGCTTGGCACCCACATTCTGCAGCGGGTACGCCAGCCACCTCACCACCCAGTCGGTGGTTTCCTCATCGTGGTTGCACAGGTGGCACAGCAGATCGAAGATGCCCTTGCACTTCTGGTACTTCTCAGCCTTGGCCATCTCATCCGGTACCAGGGGAATACCGGTGAAGGTATTGATGGTGGTTTCCGTATCGGCCTGCTGGGTAGGGTCAAAAACAATGTTGTCCTGGTCGATCACCTTCCGCCTGGGGTGTTCCATCCAGCGCGTGTAATCGTTCGGCATGTAGGCCTTCAGTGCCTCCAGCGGTACCACATCCTGCCGCTGCTTATCCCAGGCATTCTTTGTGGGGTAGATGTAAACGAACCGTTCAATCATCCGCAACAGCGGATCGTTCGAAGCATCCTTCTGCTGCTGACCGTTCACCTCCACCCAGGTCATCGTTCGCCGGTTCGGGTGCTTCATCCAGGCATTGAACAGCTCATTGCCCATGGTGGCCTTCATGCCCGCCTGCTTGTACACCTTCTGCTGCTGCGAGTCGTAGACCTTCGTTTCACCATGGATCAACGCATAGCGTTGCAGGGCCTTCTGAAGGGGATCGCCCTCCCCCGCACCCCCTGAATCAGAGGGGGCCAGGGGAGATTCATCTGGGGAGGAATCGTTACTGGCAGGGCCGGCCTCGATAGCAGCCATCACCTGGGCACGAACCGCTTCAAGCCCTTGCGCCTTATGAAGATCGTTAAAGTCAGTCAACGCCATCGGCAGCCTCCGCGAACTCCGGAACCACCCAAACACCGTTCACCGCCTTCGCGGCCTCCTCTGCCTTCAACCGGCCCGGGTTCTTGCCGATTCGCTCCTCAGTCTCTTTGTCTTCATCCCCGGCTATACAGATCCGGGCTGTAGGGAAGAACTGGCGGAGAACTTTCGCAACGGGCACCAGGTTGCCGGAATCAAAGGCCACCGCTACCGGCAGGCCCGTGGCCATGTGAACGCTCGCACCCGTGGCGTAGCCCTCCACAATCACAACCGTGCACTCTGCCTCGGGAACCTCAGTAAGCCAGTGGAAAGAACCCTCTTTCGGCGTGCCGGTGAGGAACGTTTTTTCACCATCCTCCGAAATCCACTGAAGGCTCACTAGATCCAACCCGAACAGCTGGGGGCCGTCGCAGGCAACCGGCTTGTACACAGGGACAACCACACTGCCCCGGCTGTAACGAAGCCCGAACGACGCCACACCTTTCGCAGCCAGGTACTTGCTGGGCCCTTCCTGTGGCAGCTTGGTCCAGATGCGCTGGGCTCTTTCCCTGCAGGCTTTGGCCGCAGCCTCCGCCTCTTTACGGGCCTTCTCCTGAGCCTGCTTTCGCTTGCGCTGGTACTCTTTCCTGTCCTCTTCCGTGAGCGAACCGGCAGGCATACCCACCTTGCGCTTTTCATCGGCCTTGTAATTGCCAAAGGCACCCGCCAGGCCGATGCCGCCAGAGCTCAACCGGAACTCATGAACCACATACCAGCCGGATTTATTCTTGCCTTTGTCGGGGCGGGGATAAGTGACAGGAACCCGGACCAGCTTGCCCGAGGTATCGATGGAATCGACCAGGAGGCCGAGATCGCGCATCTGAGTGAGCACCGCATCAATATCCATTGCGGCCTCCGCAATCGTCAAAAGGTGACATGGAAAGAGCCCTCGATCCAGTATCTTGTTGGTTACTTATGCTAATGAGTGTTCTTTGGAATGATCAGGGGCAACACCGAACACATCGGGCCGCATTTCGTAACGCGTAACCGCGCCATCCGACGCCCGCTCCAGTTCAATGCAGTGTTCGGAAGGGACCCGCTTCCAATAGTTCAACGCAGGCGGAGAAATGCCACAGATTTCAGCAACTTTGCGCTTGGTTTTTATGTTGGGATGAGCTTTCAGTTTTTCGAAGATCGTGTCGAGGTGCATCGCTCCGGTCTCGCAGAACTTAATTTAATTAAGTCGAGCTTAACCCCGTTGCTGTGCATTGACAAGGTAAGAATTTACTTTTGCGCCATGAGCACACATGAAGATTTTCTTAATCGGCTTAACGAAGCCATCAAAGACGGCGACGCCAAACAGGTTCGCATAGCAGAGTATTGCGATGTATCTGAACAGGCCGTTGCCAGGTGGAAACGCACGGGCCAGATCAGCAAAGAGAACTTGATAGCCCTCAGTGAAATCAGCGGTTATCGCTATCTCTGGATCAAAGATGGCGAGGAACCAAAGCGCATAGCCTCAGTCAGCAAAAACCGCAGCGAATACATGAAGGCCGAGAACACCAAGGTCTACTACGCTAGGGACACAGAACAGTCAGACGACGTTGAGCAGCTGGTTGAAGCCATACGAAAGGCTCACGCCAATAGAGTCCTCAGCGATCAGGCCATCACTCACCTGACCAGCTTCATCAACGCACTCAACAACCGGCGCTGAACAAACTCACTAAACCCGGAGCAGAAAATGGACCTTCTCACCGTGTTAATTATCCTTGCAGTCCTGGTCGCTGTGTTTGGCTCAGCTAAAGGCAAAGGGAGAAAGAGATCACGATCCAGCACGACACGCCGCAGCAGCAAAGCACCCGCCAAACGAATCGCTGATCGCGAACCAAAGCCAGACCCCTACTCCATTCTTTACGATCACTGGAAAAGGATTGAACAGAAAGAGGTAGCGGTACCTGCCTGGTACCATGACCCCGTAACCGAATATCAATTGGCCCGGCTCAAGGATGATGGCATCAAGCTACCAGGACGCCCGATTTCAAAAGGTCAGGCCTCTGATCTGATCAGTCTTGGTGAGACGCCAGATCCCGGCCAATTTGAAATCCTGAAGTTTTTTAAAGTTTCCGGCCTTGCCCTCAAGCACAGCTCTATTGCCGCGATTGAAATTGACCGCCTTCTAAGCGATCCAGAAAAAGCAAAGAAGTGGATCAACAGACCAGCCACCCCGATCCAGAAAGAGTACTACCGTTATTTTGGCATCCCTGTGCCAAAGGGACTCACTGCATCAGAGGCAGAAGAGAGGATCGGCTCGGATGATCTGACTGACGAGCAAAATGACGAATGGTTTGCCTACTCTGAATTGATTGAAGAGCTTCAGGATAAGGATTTCCGTGAAGACTATGACCTGAAGAAGCCCTCCCTGCCCGTAATTCGCCAGGCAATTAAGCAGCACCTTGATCAAGGTACAAAGCTGGATGCCCTCAGCGCGGACGATCTTGTTGACACTATTCTCTCCATAAAACCCGACCTCGAAAAAGCCTAACCAAACCGGATTAAGTTTTTCTAAATCTACTTGACTAACCCCTAAATCGGGGTTAAGTTTGCCTTAATCTTAATCTAATTAAGGCGAACTAAATGGATACCTTCACCGCCACCGAATTCACAGCCTGCAACAAAGACAACCTCTTCACGAAGAGCCAGTTGGAAACGCTTGCCTGGATGGCGGAAGGGAAAGAGAACTTCGCCATCGGCATCCTGCGCGGCCACGGCGAACCCGGTGCCAAGAAGCTCACCTGCCAGGTAATGCACAAACTCCAGTGCAACAACCGCTGCCTGGCTGTCGCTCGTGCGTTTAAAGAGGGCTACCTCAAAGCCGCTGACACCACCCGCAAGGTTGCCGAGGCCACCAAGAACAATGCTGCCAAGGCCATTGCCGGCGTGCTCATTGTGATCAGCGGCATCACCGCAGGCACCGGTACCGGTGATTCATTCCTCAGAACAGCCAGCAGCCGCAGCCAGGGCGTGCACCGCGTGCGCTGGGAAGAAGTCCTGCCGGCGAACCATGGGGGCACCAACTCATGAGCCAGCAAACCACCCCACTCTACGAAGCCGCCCGCATGCTCAACCTGGGGCCGATAAAGCTTTACCACGCCCTGCGCGCCCGCAAGGTGCTGGATAACAACAACCTGCCTTACCGCCGCTTTGTTCAGCAGGGGCTGTTCACCACCGAGCTGAAGTCCTACGAGCATCCAACGCTGGGCAGCAAAACCTACGCCACGCCACAAGTCACCGACAAAGGCATCCGGTGGCTGGCCGAACAGTTCGAAGTGGAAATCACCGAAGCCTCCAACAACACCGCCCCCGAAGGAGCAACGCACTAATGCATTCCGAAAACCGCCCCACAGCCCAACAGCTACTCGCCAGCTGGCAACTCATCTGGCAGCGCAAGCTCAACGGCAAGCCGGACGAACTCAAAGAGGCGATCGCCAGCCACGTGAACCTGTTTCCGAAGGGCAACCATGCCGAAGCGGAGGCACGAACCCGGCGAACCGTCGCAGCTTACAGCGGAGACCCCGCCGCCATCCGCGCACTGATGCAGCGCGGCAAAGCCACCCTGCGCACCGTGTGAGGCAACAGCCATGGCAACCGTGAACATCCCAGACAACACCCCGGTAGCAGACCTCAAGCAGGCCCTGGCCGCCGTTGGCAAAAGCCTGCAGTACCGCCCGGGGCCCAACCGCAAACCCCAACCGGAGGACGTGCCCCATGGCCACAACCGCCGCACTGCTCATCTTCAGCCTGTCGCTCGTCTGGCTGATTAAACACGCAACCATCGAAAGGACGCACCACCATGACATCACCGATGGCACAACACACAAACGCGAAACCCTCTGGCTCTGCATTCCCGTCGCAGGGCGCAAGCGCCGGGTTCGGCTCCATGAGCACACCTTCACAGCTCACGGCCCTGGACGGCCGCCTGGGCTGGCTGGATCTCAACACCCGAGCGCCTGTTGTGAATCGTGCCCTGAACACCTTGTTCTCCGCCGCCATGCAGGACGGCACAGACGCCAACCGCGCCGGTCGTTTTTTGCTGAGCCTATGGAGTCCAGACCAGTATCCCCTGGACCTGAATGACCTGGGCTTTTTCGAGCGCGAACTCAACTACGCCTGCCGGCACCTGGCGAACTTCATCATCGCCTGCCAGGTGAGCTTCCGGCAGCTGGTCACCCAAAGCGATATGGAACCGATCATCGCCGCCTGGGGAGAAGAGCACCCATGAACACCGCCGCCAAGAAACCAGAGCTCACCCTCGAAGAGGTGCAACAAGCTTACGAAGATCAGAGCCAGGCACTGAATGAACTGGTGGTGCACTTCGATCGCACCGTGGCGCACCTTGAACAGGCCACCAGGCTGATCGCCAAACAGGGCCAACAGCAGGGCGAAGCCATCGGCTGGCTGCGAGACATCCGCCACGCCGCCGGCGCCACCGGCCCGGACATCAGCCACCAGGACCTGTGCCGAATCATTCAGGACCTACGCCGCCGCGCGTTCGTGAACGAAGCCACGCAGTTACGGAGGGCTCGCTAATGGCCCGCGCCTGCATGACCAAAACCCACAACCTGGCAGCGCTCATGCGCTTGTCCGATCTGGAACTCAGGGTAGAGATCCAGCAAGCCGCCACGGCTGACCCCCTACAGGGCCTGCACCTGTGCCACGAACTGCTGAATGCCGAGCAGTACTACCCCACCCGCCGTGGCCTCAACCAACTGGTGGGCCGGGAGGTAGAGCGCATTGGCCAACAACTTACCCAGAAACCGGAGATAGCACTGTGAGTGGAAACAACCGGGGCACTGATCTGCCCGATTTCATCAACGATCTGGACGGTGGTGTGTTCGCCGAAAAGGTCTCCCGCGCCTTGAGCGATGTCGCCGCCGGAGTGGTCGACCACAACAAAGCCGGCGATGTCACCCTCAAGTTCAAGATCGAGCGCATCGGCAACAGCTACCGCGTCGGCATCAAGCACCAGCTCAACTACAAGGTGCCCGAAGCCAACGGCAGCTACAGCCAGGAGAACACCACCGAAAGCGTGATGCACGTGAATACCGGTGGCCGCATGACCGTGTTCCCGGAAAACCAGCACCAGATGTTTGGCAAGAAGGGCGAAATCAACCCACAGGATCAGGAGTAATCCATGAGTCTCGAGAACGACATCAACAACACGCTGCGCACTATCCTGCGCAATATCAAGGCCGAAACCATCCACTCGTTTCTGCAGGGCCAGACAAACGGAACAGTGGCGGCCCTGCCCGCAGATGTCACCGTCACCGATCTGGAGCAGTACCTGGAAGAACGCCGTCGGTACCGGGGATCCATGGCCACCAGCCTTATCGCTGAATTCGTGGAGTACGTGACTGCCACCACCGAAGACTATGGCGACCTGCCCGGCATGAGCGCCTATCCGTGTTTTGTGAGCCCGTCGACCATGAGCGCCAAAACCTACTTCAACCTGGGTGACATCGAAAACCCGGGCCACGGTGATCACTACGCGAACCTCCAGCTGAAGAAAACCGAAGCCATCAGGCAGCTGCTGGAAACCAACGGCCGCAAGTTCGACCAGAAGAACCTCGCCGAATGGCTGGAAGACTGGAAAGACCACCTGGAAGCGTTCGCCGAGGACGGCACCACTGAAGTGCCCATGGCCGCAGCTGTCTCAGCCGTGCGCCGAATCACCATCGGCAGCAAGGCCGAAGCCACCAGCGAAACCCAAGCCCTGAGTACCCACCAGAGCGCCATGACGGAAGTGGAAGCCAGGAACAAAGACCAGTTCCCCTGCTTCCTGAAATTCACCTGCGAGCCCTACCAGGGCCTTGAAGAACGCACCTTCACCCTTCGCCTGAGCCTCATCACCAGCGAGAAGCCAGTGATTGTCCCCCGAATCGTGCGCCTGGAAACCGCCGAAGAGGAAATGGCCCAGGAACTGGAAGAAAAACTCCGCAAAGGCTTTGAAGACACCCCCGTGAAAACCTTCGTGGGCAGCTTCAACCCCGGTAAATAAACCAACCGCGCCCCACAGGGGCGCATCTGAGAGGGCTTTCGCCGAGAGCCCTGCCAGATGCCACAAAGGAGAACAGCACCATGGAATACGTACAAGACCCGAACTTCAACGGCAACGTGACTCTCTACTGCACCCCCGAAGAATGGGAGGCCATGCAGCGCAAGAAACAGGAAGAGTCCCGGCAGCGCTACCACAACAACCCCCTTGCAGCAGCCACCAAACTTTACCAGATCGCCCGAACCGACACCGGCGGAGGCCGCGCAGCCAGCGCCCTGCTGCTTTCCCTCTGGAACGACAACTACGCCGCCAACCTGCGCGACATTATCTGCAGCCTCGATATCGACAACACCGAGGCCGCGATCGCACTTCTGTCGACACTTGGCCCTGGCCACCACCTGGAGCGGTACCTCACCCAAGAACAAATCATCGAAATCATCGATGTGTGGGGCCACATGCACGAGCGCCGGAGGGCCTAATCATGGCCACAGAACAGATGAGCCGCCAAGACTTCGAAGAAGCCCTGCGCGAAGACGAGATTCAGCAGCCAGATTGCGTCGATGCGATCTTTGAGCTCTGCAGAGAACACAAAGAGAAAGAAATCAACAGGCTGCTGGGCAGCAGCTGCAGCGACTGCGCAATCACCATGGAAAACGACGTTGCTCGTGATCCGGCTGAAGCGCTCAGAACTGCAATGCGCACCCTTCTGTACATGAACGAAAAGGGAATCCAGAAGAAGGCCCATCGACAGGCGCTTGTGCGAGCTGGCCGGAAAGCCCTTGGGATAATTGGAGAGCTGTGATGGGACAGAAAACCGGAATTGAGTGGACCGAATCCACCTGGAACCCAATCCGTGGCTGCTCCCGAGTAAGCGAAGGTTGCCGCAACTGCTATGCAGAAACCGTAGCCAACCGGTTCAAGGGCCCAGGCGAACCCTACGAAGGACTGATCGCCAAGGGCGGCCAATGGAATGGGAAAGTGAAGTTGGTGGAACACAAGATGGATGAACCGCTGCGCTGGGCAAAGCCCCGCATGATCTTCGTGAACAGCATGAGCGACCTTTTTCATCCGGATGTGCCGGATCGTGTAATTGCCGATGTGTTCCGAGTCATGGCTCAAGCGAAGCACCACACCTTCCAGATCCTGACAAAACGCCCAGAGCGCATGAAGCAGTTCCTGAATCGCGTTGACAATGCCATGGGCTGGTGGACCCATGACGGAACTCCCCCCGAAAGAGCCTACGACGGTACCGGAATGATAGTCGGTTACGACCAGTGGCCGTTGCCCAATGTCTGGCTTGGCGTCAGTGTTGAAGATCAGTTGACGGCTAACCAACGGATCTTGCAGTTGGTCGAAACTCCCGCAGCTGTCCGGTGGATCAGTGCCGAGCCTTTGCTCGGGCCGGTAGACCTATCCTCTCTACCATATCCCACGAAGGTGAAAGGCAATATTCACTGGGTAGTAGTTGGTGGTGAATCGGGGAAGAACGCCAGGCCGATGCACCCCCAGTGGGCCCGCTCCCTTCGTAATCAATGTCAATTCGCTGGGATTCCCTTTCTATTCAAACAGTGGGGTGAGTTCGCGCCTTCACCTGACGGCGGCCTCCCCGATGATCTCCCAGAATCAGCCGGTTATTACTTTGAGGATCCACATCCACCTGGAAAGACCTGGCGATTCGGGAAAAAGCGTGCCGGCCGCATGCTGGATGGAGAGGTATGGGACCAATATCCGGAGCTGGCCCAATGATCACCGCCCGCCTCAACCGACTGCTCAAAGCCTACCGCATCGCCAAGTCCCTGTTCGGCGATGCCAACCGAGGCCGCGCCCTACCCGGCCCGGTGTTCCGCTGGTGCCACAAAATCCGCATGGCGGTCTGGGCCGAGATCGACCTGGTAAGGCGCCTCATCCCCCACATCCGGACCGCCAACCTCAAACAGGAGAACGTCATGACCTACCGAACCGAAGTCAACGACGCCGGCGAATCACCGTCAGCCAGCAGTCGCCGGCAAGACGACAAAGCCATGAAGGACATTATCAGCGCCCTGCAGGACGGCGCCCACCTGCGCATTCATCCGAAAGTGCGACGGGCCGCCATCGAAGGCCTGCCAGAAAAAGACGCCCGAAATGGCCGAACCATCAGCGCCCACCGCTGCAAGAAGCTAGCAAAGGAAGGAATCATCCTCGAAGTAGGCATGGACCGCTACGCCTTCAACCCAGATCTGGAACTGGAGGCCCTGTGATGGACAACAAAACCGCACGGCAGGATCTGGAGACCGTGATCCGGGTGGAAGACCTGGCACTGGGATCCATGCGCAAGCTGAAGGCGATTCAGGATTGGCTGAGAACCGAGGCGGCCCGCACCGAAACTGCCAAAGAGAACATCGGAACCATTGGCCACGTTGATTACCAGCGACTTGCATCGCGGGCGATCGCGGATATCGCAACGGTCACCGAACTGCTGGGGGTTCCAGAGGAAGAGAGCGGCCGGCCTATTGTGGAGCTGGTGCAAGAGTTTCTCGCTGCCCGATCCAAAGATATCGAAGCGCTACGAACCATCCTGGTGGATTCCGTGCGCCTCCGCGAACCCGATTTCATCATCGGCGATCCACAGGACCCCTACCTAATTCGCTACTGGCTCCGCCGCGATCGCCCGGAAGGCAGCATTTATCTGCACTGTATCCGGAAAAGCGACGATGACAGAGCCCTGCACGATCACCCGTGGTCCAGCACTTCATTGGTGCTTGAGGGAACACTCCGCGAAATTCTGCCGGACGGCAGCCGGTTGCTCACGCCAGGCTCCATCGTAAGCCGTTCAGCTGAACAGGCCCACCGCCTGGAAGTCGTCGACGGCCCGGTATGGACGCTCTTCATTACCGGAGCGGTTGAACGGGAATGGGGCTTCCACTGCCCCAACGGCTGGGTGCACTGGAAAGAATTCACAGATCCCGCAACCAACGGGCAACAAATAGGCAAAGGATGTGGCAATGAATAATCCAAGAAATATCGGCGGCGTGGTCATTGAATACAGCGGATCACACCCGCGCGGAAAGTTCCTGTTTGACGTTGCACAGGAGAACAAGAAAGCCAGAGAGAAGTTCCCCGGCGGCAAAAGCCTAGATACCGCCCTGATGGAAGAAGTCGGCGAGCTGGCACAGGCGCTGCTGAAGATTGATGAATCGAACTGGTCGCCAGAGCAGGTGTACCAAGAAGCGGTTCAAGTCGCATCCATGGCCATGCGCATTGCAGTAGAAGGCTGCCCGGAACACCGCTACCAAGGCATGAAATGTGGATTCGCTGGCTGCAGACAACCGGCCACCGGTGGCCCTTGCGCACTTTGCTACGAATGAGGAGGCCGTTGACGATGACCCAACACCCCAATGAAAAGGACTGCCCCAACTGCGGCCAGCCGATGGCATGGAAGAACCTGGAAAAGGACCGCTGCCTCAAGTGTGACCCATTCCCAGAGGACAGCCCCTCACAGGCATTGATGAATCCCGCGATTTCCGCAGACCTTTTATCTGAAAACCGGACGCTCCGGCAGCGAATCCAAGACCTGGAACAAGTGGCCACTAGCGTCCGCCGCGACCTCATCCTCAGAGCAGAACCGGACTGGGACGGCAGGGGTCAGCAAGTGGTCAATCTCAGCGCCAGCATCTGGGATGAGTTGAACCGCGTCCTGGATATCAAGGGTAACCGGCGGGAGGGCAAATAATGCCGAAGCAGAACTTCACGATCGATATACCTCCGATCGCCTGCATTACCGTTACCGGCCCAACCCACTCCGGGAAGTCAATCGTCATCGACCGAATAAAGAAAATGCTGGAGCAGGAATTCGGCGCAACGGTTGTGAGCAAGGATTGGGAGGATGAGCGAAAACTTGCCAACCACGAATCACTCGAGGACTGGGAGAGAAAAATGGTGGCCGGGACGATCTGGAGCGTTTCAGAACCACTGTCACCAATCCCGCCAGGCGTGGAAGAAGGAAAGTGCAACTACCCACACTGCAGCTGCCTATTCGATATGGGCCCCGACAACAAGTGTCTGTTGGGCCTGCCCAGAAACCGCAAGTAGTGAGGTAACCACTATGGCCAAGCTTAAACCTCTGGAAAAATGGCGAGAAGAAACCTTCGAGGAACCCGGCCCTTCCATGCGAGTGGTTTACAAGTGGGCCAATGAGGGACACATTCCAGGAGCACGCAAAATCGGCGGGCTCTGGTTCGTGGATCCAGACAAAAGCAAAATGGCCACCGGCAACCCGCTGGTGGATAAGGTACTACAGGCAGGCTGATGGCACCCAGAAAGCGGCTGAAGAAGAACAAGGATCTGGTGGAAAACCTATACGCCAGCGTGAAGAACGGCGTTTCTTACTACCAGTACAGGCACCCGGTGAGCGGCCAATACCACTCCATGGGCACCAACAAGCAGGAAGCCAACGCCGCCGCGCGCCAGCTGAACAGCATCCTCATCCCAGAACGCAACCTGGTGGCCGAAGTAATGGGCACCGCGGATAAAGACATCAGCCACCTGATCGACCGGTACCGCAAAGAGCTGCTGCCAACAAAGGGTCTTGCACCAGGCACACAGAAAATACTCGAGTACCGCCTCAAACGGCTGGAGCGAGATCTAGGAAGCAAACGGATTGACGAAATAGACGTGCAGGCGATCGCCGAATACCTCGACGACAATTTCGAGCGGGATGCCTACATCAAACACCGCGCCACGCTGATCGAACTGTTCCGCTTTGCCATCAACAAAGGCCTCTACCCGCTCGACCAGGGCAACCCGGCAGAAGTCACCTACGCGAAATCAGAATATGAGAAAGCCCGCCGCCGGCTCACGCGGGAACAATTCTGGGAAATCCACGCCAAGGCCGAACCATGGATGCAGCTGGCGATGGAAACCGCACTGATCACCCTTCAAGGCCGCGCCGAAGTGATCAACATGAAGTTCTCCGATTACCAGGACAAAACCCTGAAAGTCATCCGGCAGAAATCCAGCAAGCACGAGCACTCGCATCTGATGATCCACTGCCCCCAACTGGAGGACATCATCGCCCGCGCCAGGCAATCCAAGATTGCCAGTCCCTACATCATCCACCGCCGGCCAGTGCGCAAGGTGGAAGCCGAAGGCCGAGACCACTGGACCAAGCTCACGCCCAACACCTTCACAGCCGAATTCCGAAAAACCCGGGACAAGTGCGAAAGCTTCAAGAACATGCCCAGACAGCACCGCCCCACCTTCCACGAGATCCGGGCCCTGGGCTCATGGCTGTACAAGAAGCAGGGATTTGACAACGAGACTTACATTCAGCCGCTGATGGCACATGCTGATGGGAAGATGACAGAGCATTATCAGCAGGGGCATGAGCAGCGGTGGGTGAAGGTTGAGGCTGGGCTTACACTCTCCTGA